TATTAATTACACTTAAGAAATTTATTGCAAGTTCTTCTAAATACTTAGTATTTGAACAAAATACTTTACAAACAAGAAGAAGATTCTTAAATATTGTAAATCCATATTTAGAATCAGTACAACAAAGACAAGGATTATTTGCATTTAGAGTACAAATGGATGAATCAAATAACACACCAGATGTAATTGATAGAAATCAATTAGTAGGAGGTATTTACTTACAACCAGCTAAAACAGCAGAATTTATAGTACTTGACTTTAATATTTTACCAACAGGAGCAACATTTCCTTCATAAAAGTTAAAAAAATATATATTTATAATAGAAATAAAATAAACATAAAAAGATGGCAATAATAGATACAAACCAAATGATGTTCACAGCATTTGAACCTAAATTACAAAATAGGTATTTAATGGACATTGATGGAATCCCAGGATACCTTATTAAGAAAATTTCAAGACCAAGTATTTCATTTGGAGAAGTAGTTCTTGATCACATTAATGTGAAAAGAAAAATTAAAGGTAAAGCAAATTGGGACAATATTTCATGTGATCTTTATGACCCAATAACACCATCAGGTGCTCAAGCAGTAATGGAATGGGTCCGTTTATCACACGAATCAGTAACAGGTAGAGATGGTTATTCTGATTTTTATAAAAAAGATATTACTATTCAAACATTAGGACCAGTAGGTGATATTGTTGAAGAATGGATTTTAAAAGGTGCCTATTGTCAAAATGCCAACTTTGGAGATGGTGATTGGACTTCAGATGCTCCAATGAATATTGCAATGACTATTGTAATGGATTATGCAATATTGAATTTCTAAAAAATAAAAACTTACTTTAAAAATGAAAAGCGCCTTTTGGCGCTTTCTTTTTTCCCACATATATGTATATCTGAATAAGTTTTAATTAAAATAACGTTATGGAAAATAAACAACAATTCCCAACAGAAGAAGTTACTTTACCTTCAAAAGGTTTATTATATCCCGAAGATTCTCCTTTAAGAAAAGGAGTCATAGAAATGAAATATATGACTGCAAAAGAAGAGGATATATTAACAAACCAAAACTATATTAGCAAAGGTACAGTAATTGATAAATTGCTACAATCCTTAATAATTACACCTATTGATTATGATACACTATTAGCAGGTGATAAAAATGCAATACTAATTGCTGCTCGTGTATTAGGATATGGTGCTGATTATGAATTTGAATATAAAGGTGATAAAATTGAAGTAGACTTATCTTCTATTAAGGATAAATATTTAGATGAATCTTTAGTTATAGAAGGTAAAAACGAATTTGCATTTACATTACCTACAGCTAAAAGAGAAATAACATTTAAATTTTTAACTCATGCAGATGAGAAAAAAATAGCACTAGAATTAAAAGGTTTAAAAAAATTAAATAAAAATTCTTCTAATGAGTTAACTACAAGAATGAAACATATAATTGTATCAGTAGATGGAAACACTGAACGTAAACACATTAGAAATTTTGTAGACAATGAATTTTTAGCGAGAGATGCTCGTGAATTAAGAAAATATACTAGAAAAATCCAACCCGATGTCGATTTAACATTCCATCATGAAGACAGGAGAGGGAATCCTATTGAATTAGTGATTCCGGTTGGTATTAACTTTTTTTGGCCTGACGCCGACGTATAGGAATTACCTATGGACCCAAATACATGATCTAGTGTACCATGGCGGTGGTGGATTCATACACTCAGAAGTATATAACATGCCTATTTGGTTAAGAAAGTTTCACATTAATAAAATTAATGAATGGAACCGCCAACAAAAAGAAGAAATGGATAAATCCAAAAACAAAAACCAAACTGCTTTAAATAAAGTACAAGGTCCTAACATCCCCCCTCCTTCATCTGTTTATAATGTTTAAGAAAGATATTATTGATGTCTTTTCTTTTTCTATATTTATTATAGGAAAACATAATATAAATGGCAAGTAATCAAGACGTAAATAATCAAGAAAAGTTAAATAAACTTTTAAATAATTCTAGGGCAAATCAAAAAAGCTACAATGATGCTCTTAAAGAAACTAAAAGTTTATCGGATCAACTTATGTTTAATTTACAAGAAGAAGCCACTCTATCAGATTTTAAAGACAGAAGACTTAGAAGTGAAAAAGATCTAACTGCCCAAATATCAAAAGAAAAACAGCATGTAATGAAGGCTGAAGGTAACTTTGGCACTCTTAGAAAAAAACAAATGGCTGAATATCGAAAAGGTAACGTCGATCAAGCTGTTCAGTTAGGTATACAAGCTAAAAAACAAGGTGAACTAATAAAACTTAGTAAAGAACAATTAAGTACCCTAGGAGAAGAATTATCAGAAAGAGAAGAAGTAAATAAAAAATTAGGGGTACTGGATAACCTTGTAAAGGGATTAGATAATATACCTTTTGTAGGGGCTTTTATAGATGCTGAAGCAGCTACTGAAGCTATGGAGGAAAATATTAGAGGTGGTGGTAAGGCTATGGGTGGTTTATTAAAATATACTAAAGATGTAGTAAAAGAAAATATCCACGAAATAGCCATGGTAAATGGCTTAAACCAAGCGAAAGATATAATGGGCATGATGTTAGATGGGATGTTCGAAATAAGCGAACAAACCACAGCATTTAATAAAGACCTTGGTTTAAGTAATCAAAGTGCGGCAAGTCTAAGAAGTCATATGGCGGGTATTGCTTTATCAACAGATAATGTAAGTATTAATTCAAATGACACAATAGAAGCTTTTCACACACTTAATGATCAATTTGGCACCGCAGCTACAACATTAAGAAGTGACATAGTAGCAGAAACAGCTACTTTAATGAAATTAACAGACATGTCAGCTCAAGCAGCAGGAAGATTTGCAATGCAAGCAAATATAACTGGTCAAAATATGAGTGAAATTACCGATGAAGCAAGAGCAGCTGTAGTAGCGGGAGAAAAAGAAAGAGGAATAAGAGTAAACATAAATAAAGTATTAGACGAAGCAGGTCAAACAACAGGTGTAATAGCAGCTAATTTAGGTTATAATGTTCAATCAATTGCAAAAGCAATAACAGTTGCTAAACAATTTGGTCTAACTCTTTCAGATTTAGCTAGTATTAGTAGTAATATGCTCGATTTTCAATCATCTATTGAAGCTGAATTACAAGCAGAATTATTTACAGGTAAACAATTAAATCTAGAAAAAGCTAGGTTAGCTTCATTAACAGGTGATTATGAAACTCTGACTAAAGAAATAATGAAAAATGTAGGGTCAGAAGAAGAATTTGCTCGAATGAATGTGTTACAAAAAGAAAAAATGGCACAAGCATTAGGGATGAATGTTGATCAGTTATCTGACTTAATATTTAAAGAAGAGAATTTATCTAAATTAGCCCAAGACGCTCGAGACAGGGGGGATGATGACTTAGCAGATTCTCTTGAAAAACGAGACTTACAAAACCAAATGAATGATGCTATAGAAAAAATGCAAACATTATTTTTAGACTTAGCAGCTGGTCCTCTTGGTACTGTAGCTAATATGCTTTTAGCTATGGCAGACAACACATTTGTTTTATATACTACATTAGGACTTATAGCAGCATTTAAATTTGCATCTATGATAGCAGGAGCTGTTTCATTAGCAGTATCATTAGGAGCATCTGCAGCTTCAGCAATTGCTTTAGCAAGTGGTTTAACTTTAGGTATAGCTGCAATAGCTATTGTAGCAGGAATTGCATTAGCTGCTTCAGCATCTGTAAAAGCACAAAAAGATATAAATAAAGATATCCAAGATGGAATAATTGATCCTGAAGGGGGCCTAGTAGTTAGTGGACCAAAAGGATCAATCCAATTAGATAAAGATGATTCTATTATAGCTGGAACTAATTTAGGAGGTGATGGTGGAGGTAAGGATGAGGCAATGAAAGAAAGAACAAAAAGATATCAGGCAGAATCAATAGCTTTATTAAAACGAATATCAGTAGCTACTGCGGCCTCATCAATGGGGTCAATGGTGGCTTCAGTAGTATATAGTGGTTTTGATGCAGTAAAAGCAGACACCCATTATGGAACAAAATTTAAATAAATATTTATAATAAAAAACAAAAATTATGAGTTTAGTAGATAAAAAATCAATGTTAGATAGAAATGTTAAAGGAAATGAAGGAAATCTTGTAGGTCAAAACCCCCCAAATGAGGGAAGTTTTTTCACCGATAGGGGAAATTCAAGATCACCTTTTACAAGTAAAGGAGATGAATCAGATCATTTGGTAGCATTATTAAAAGATCAAATAGTAGCAAGTGGAAATAGTGGATTAACTTACGATCCAGAAAAAATGAAAATTCATGGACAAGCACCCACAAATGCTATTGAAAGTTTTCCAGATTTAAATGGGAAAAATTTAACACCTTTTCAAAAACCAACAGATAAAGCAGACATAGCACATAAAGAATCATTATTTTCTGTACCTCAACCCCCATCAAATTCACCATTTCAAGACAGATTAGATGCTAATAATGATAATTCACCATCAGGATATAAAAGTAATGGTCCTTTAGACGGGTTTTATTAATAAAAAATAAATATGGCAGAATTACTCGATTATTTAAGGGGTGATAATATAACATTATCAGGAGATCCTGGTAATGAAATTACTTTTAATCCCGGACTTTACAACAATAGTACTCTTGGTCCTAATGCAGGTTCTAAAGGTATAAATTTTATACCTTTTGACCAAACAGGAACAGGAAATGGACCCATACTAGGTGATCGAGTTACTTTTTCTGCAAACGAAAATGCAGATCCTACTTTTAAATATTCGTGGGAAACTAGTGATGATGGGTATAACAGATCTTCAATAGATCAATTTGTAAGAGGAGGAGAAAAACACGCTTTAGATGCAAGAACTACAGACTTTAAAAGATTAAGTAAATTTATTTTTGAAACAGCTCAAGGCCAAAATTTTATACTAAAAGAATCAGCATTACAACTATTAAATCCAAGAAAACCAAAATTAATTAATTTAAGTGCGGGTTTATTAGGTGGTGATATTGTAAGAGGAGCTACTAATATGATGACACAAGTATTAGGAGCAGGAATAACTAATGTTAAAAGAGGAGGTTTATTACCTAATTTATTAGGTGATTTAACCGATGAGTCTTATTTTGGGGATTTTTCGCAAGCATCTCTTAATAGAGAAACAAGATATGGAATGGGTAGTCCAGGAGGAACAACTTCAAAAGGAGCACTTGATAAACTTATAGATATTCCTAATCCTTTTGCAAAAGGACAAGATGGTATAGCTACTTCTCTTGATGCTACTGCAAAAACATACAATGTATCCCTAGAAAATAGTACTATAAAATTAGATAAACTTAATTATATAGGTATTAAAGAGGCCTTAGGAGGAGTTGTTGATCAAGCAAATTTAAGTACTTATGAATCTCTTGATGATTTTATACCCTTTAGATTTGAAGTAATAGACCACTCAAATCCTTTAAAAACAAAAATGATAGCTTTTAGAGCTTTTTTAGATAGTTTTTCTGATAGTTATGATGCTTCTCATAATGAAATCAAATATAATGGTAGACCAGAAAAATTTTACACATACAGTGAATTTGATAGATCTCTTGAGGTAAGTTTCAAAATAGCAGCACAAACACGTCATGAAATGAAGCCGTTATACAAAAGATTAAATTATTTAGCATCTCAAACAGCACCTGGTTTTTTTGGGGGTAGAATGATAACTCCTTATATAAGATTAACTGTAGGGGATTGGTGTAAAAGAACACCTGGAGTTATAAGTAGTGTAAGTTTATCTTGGCAACAAGATTATTCATGGGAAATTAAACATAGTGCCGATCAAGATAAGGATATGTTAATATTACCCCATGTTTTAGATGTTGGAGTTTCCTTTAAACCTATACATGATTTTGTACCTAGTAATAAACTAAATCAATCACCTTTTATAGGGGGTAAAAATGATCTATTATAATGAAAGAAAGAACAAAACATAGTAAAGTTAAAATTAGTTCAAGAAGAAAACCTATATTTAAAGCCTTAAAATATCCTGAAATACCCTTAAGTCCAAATGATATATATGCTATAACTCAAGAAGGAGATAGACTTGATTTAATGGCCCATAATTTTTACGGTGATATAAGGTTATGGTGGATACTCGCTCAAGCTAACCCAGATAAAATTAGAAGAGATAGTTATAATGTAAAGGGGGGTATAGAAATTAGAATACCCGTAAATACATCTGCAATATTAAAAGAATTAGAAAAAATAAATAAATAAGTTATGTCTACACTTAAAGGTATATTTGAACCATTCCCAGCATATGTTCAAGATCAACTAAATTTAAGAAGAAAAATAGTAAGTAATAAAAATATAGGAATTAATGCTTTACCTAAAGAATTTTATACTTTTGCTTCAAAACAATGTATTATTAGAATGGCTTCTGGGGTAAATATAAAGGGAGGCAATGAAGACCCTTCTCCTGTTTTTAATACTACTTATGAAAAAGAAAATCTCCATGGGAGTAATTTAGCTAGACAGTGGGTTTTAGAAAGTGGAATTAGAGACCCAAATGCGGCTAATGTAAGACCTTCTACTCAAGAAGAATTAGAACTTGCACAACAACAAGATTTAGAAAACGCTAAAAATAATAAAGAACCTACCATATATTCATTTGATGGCTCTGCTGTATGGGAAGTACCAGCTGGTAAAAATTTTAATGAGGGTATGGCTATTGACATAAACTTATGGGCAAAAATTCAATCAGGTCAAATGGGGGGTACTGTTGCAGAATTAAGAGAAAAAGGTAGACTTATGCCTATGGCCACATTAAATAATATTACTATTTTAGGAGGTACAAAAGATGAAGCGGGTCATAGAGGGGGTATTGGAGAAGGTACATATTTTGGAGAAGGTGAAGAGGGGAAAGACATACCAGGAGGGGCTTATGGAGATCCTAGATTAAGAGCAGACAAAGACACAGATGACAATTATGGTATAGTACCTATGCCTGGTATAGTAGATGCTACTATTAGAACTAAATCAGATGATGGTTCACTTAGAGAAGCTCAAGTAAATTTCCATTGTCATAATAGACGTCAATTAGAAATTTTAGAAATGTTATACATGAGACCTGGTTATCCCATTATGTTAGAATGGGGTTGGAATCCTTACATCCAAAGTTTACCAGGTGGACAGGCAGGAGAGATAGAAGAATTATATCCTATTTTAGAAGACTTTTTTGATGAAGAAAGCGATCTTACAGGTTTAAATTTAGCAATAGGCCGTAGAAAAATGGAAGCTGGGGGGAATTATGATGGTTTTATAGGATATGTGAAAAATTTTAATTTCAAAGCAACAGATATAGGTGGTTTTGAATGTACTACCGAAATTATAGCACATGGTGAGATATTAGAATCCTTAAAATCTAAAAAAGTAGCAGTACCTTATAGAGAAGAAAGTGATGGAATCCCCGCTGAGGGGGGAGAGAAGGACTATGGCGCTTCAGATTCAACAACTGTTTCTGTTATAGACAGATTTTTATATTTGTTAAAATCAATTAAAGAAACCCTGGATAGAAAAGAATACGAAGATATTGCGGCTATTGTGGGCACAGATCTTGCTGACCATAGCATGTATGATAATGGGGTGTTTTCGGGCGATTATTGGTCAGAGTTTTTATGGTGGGGTGATGGGAGTACAGGAACTACTGGTGCTAGAAAATACAATCAAGAAATAGATAAAATTTTAAGGGAAATGGATCCTACTTCTGCTCAATATCTCGTAGGATACCAAATGATAGTTAAGGTAGTACAAGAAGTTTTAAAAGTTGGTAAAGAAGAACTAAATGTACAAATGAAGCCTATTGGAAACATAGATTTAACAGGAAGTGGTGGTGGTGTTCCTACAGAGGTAGGATATGATGCTTTTCTATTTGGAACTCTTTTACAAGATGTATCTATAGTAAAACATAAAAATGATCCGGAGGCTGAAGAAGTAACAAATTCAAGAGGACAATCAGCAGTTGTAACCCAATATGAAAAAAACATATATGTAAGATGGGATTTATTATGTCAAATAATAAATTTTCATGTGGCTGCTGGTTATAAAGAAAATCACCAACCTTTAGTTGAACTTACTTATTTAGGACCAAATCAAAGAACTTTTAACACAGATACAAAAATCGAAGATGGATTAGTAGAAGCTTATTATGAAAGAAACTATCTAGATTATAATTTACCCTCTACAGATGCTGGTACCTTAAACCCTATAATTAATGATGCAAACCTTATTGAATTGTTAGGTCAAAGTTTCGATCCGGGTGTTTGTATAATGCCCCATCAATTTCCAGCTAGTTTAATTGTTTCAAAATACTTACCAGATGAGTATGTGCCTGTAAAATTACAATCTCTACCCGATTTTGGACAAGGGCATGGAAGTTTATATCTTGCTTTTCAAGAATCTGATAATAAAAAACAAGCTACAATAGAAATGAATGAAAATTTAGATAAAATAAGGGGTTCAGATGGGAAAATTGACTTTAGTCAACTAATATTATCATCAAGTTTAAACACTGATAGTTCAAATAGCACAGGTAACACTAATAACTCTCAAGTTAACGAAATTTTAGGTGCTAATAATTATTTAAACACTGACAGACTTAATCTTTTACAAAATATAGATGTTCCAGATGGTTTCCACAATCCTAATTCATTAAATAATAGTCAGTATTTTAATGAAATCAATTATGGTATTGAACCATTAGCAAAAGACCAAATAGCAGTCCAAACAGATTTTTATTATGCTAGAGTAGCACAAGAAACAATGGTAATTCAGCAATCATTAGAACAGGGGGCAATAAAAGAATATGCACAACACAATAAGAATGAACATGAAAATTACATGCCTCTTAGTTCTTATACAAAAACTAAATTTACAAATAAATCTATTGGACTTATTTATTTTAACTTAGATTATCTTATTGAAATGTATGAAAATGCAAGATTTGATAAAGATGAAGATGAAAAATTAAAATTAAAAGACGAATTTTCAATGATGGATTGGATTTCAAAAATATGGGGGGGTGTAAATGAAGCCACAGCAGGTTATTATAATTTTGATTTACAAACAGAACATGAAAGACCACATGTAGTAAGAATAATAGACAAAACAGTTACAGGAGATGTTCCTCCTAATATATTTGAATTTAATCCCCAAGGATTAAATAGTATAGTAAGAGATTACATATTTAATTCTAAAATAGACAATGATATGGCGGCTACTATTTCAATAGCAGCTCAAGCTCCTAGAGACATAAATTCTTTAAATGCCTTATCTTTTAAATCCTTTCATAAAAATATAACAAATAGATTTACAGATCAAGGACTACAAGAATATAATACTGATGAAGCTAAAGCTATGCGTATAGAATTATATGATGATATAGAAAAGTATGATGGACTGTTATACCAACTACAAAAATACCAAAAAAGTGGAAGAGAGGGACATAGAGCAGCTTACACTAATAAAGATGGTGATTTAGTAAATTATTCCGCAGACGAAGCCGTAAGAGTAGCAGGAGAATTAGAAGAATTATTAATATCTATAAAGTCAAGATATCCTCTAATGTGTGGTAGTAGAGAAGATTTCCCCGAAATCATGGCTCAATTAGGAATACAAATACCTACTGATGAACAGGGTAATTATGAGGAGGGTGGTGAACACAGTAAATATACTTGTAAAGAAGGTGAATCCCATCCTTTTGCTGGATATTTTAATGCTAATGCAACACAAGATAAAAATGCAATAATACCTTTAAGATTCAGCCTCCAACTAGATGGTATAGCAGGTATTAGTCCCCTCAATATATTTAAAATAAATTCAATGAAATTACCAATTGGTTATCAAAGACCTGATATAGCTTTTATAGTAAGTGGGGAAAATCAAAAAATAACCAGTAAACAAGATTGGATAACAGAAATAGAAGGTCAATTAACTCTTTTAAACTCAAATCAATTTAATGAAGGATCTAATCCTTTACCTGAAAGAGAAGACGACAAAAATGATAGTAAAAAAGATGAATCTGATAACTTAGATAAGGAAGAAGAAGATTACACAGACGAACCAGCAGCTACAGGTACTGAAGCAGAATTAATAATAAAAGCAATGGATTTACTTATAGTAGGAGGAGCAAGCAAAATGGGGGCGGCTGCAATAGCAGGTAATATGGATTCAGAAAGTGGTTTAATAGTTGATAGATTAGAAACAAAATGGATAAATAAAAAACAATCATACAAAGGAGGTATAGGATTAGTACAATGGACGGGTTCAAGAAGAACTAAATTTGAAAAACACTTTGGTATAGCTAATTCTGTAGAAGAAAGAAAAAAATTAATTGGAGACAGTAATTCTAAAGTAGCAAATTATCAAGGTAAAGTAAGAAACAAAGCCCCTTTTGAATCACAAGTAAATTACTACTGGGAAGAAATAGGAAATAATCTTCGAATTAAAATGGCTCAAGCAAAAAATGCTGCAGAAGCAGCAGACGCTATATTAGCGGATTTAAGACCAGCATCTTATCTTTGTTGGAGAGATTGGGACACAGGTAGTAGAAAATATTGTGGAAAGGGTCAAGATACTTTTACTAAAGCTATAAAAGAAAAAGATAAAAGAAGATCAAGAAATGAAAAAAGTACAATGAAAGCTTTTAATACTTATAACGCTTCGACTAATACTGACACAATAGCATAAAAATAATAAATAAATGCCTTATTTACCTAAATCAAAATACTCAATAAAAAACACCGCAGGGGGAGAATTAGTATTTAAATCTAATAAAACACAATACTATGTAGGAGATTACATACTAACTTCTACAGGAAGATATTATACAGGAGATGAAATTTTAGATACAAAAACAGAATTAGTATTAAAACCTGAAGAAGACGAAAACTCAAAAAAACAAAGTTTTGCAAAAGATGTTTTAAAACATAAAATTTTTAATAAAGGAATAGCTAAATTTTTAAACAACACAGAACCCATTCCAACAAGTAAACCACAACCAACAGATAAAGATTATAAAAATGGAGTATTTACAAGATATTTTGCTAAAAAAATAAATGAAGATATTTTTATAGAATTAAATGAAAAAGTATATAAAGAAATTAAAAAAAAATCCCCAAAATATGATTATAATTTATATCAAATTGGAATCATAAGATGGCATTTAACAGGTAATGTTTATAAAAAAAACTCAATTTCTATAAGAAACACCCAAAAAAAATATAAAACAATAAATAATTATTTTATAAAATTAGACGAATATAAATTAAATGAACCTATGTATCAATCACATTTATACACAGAAGGAGGCGAACTTTATTTAGCTAATGGAAAAGAATACATAGGAGAATATCATATACACACCACAGGCCCAATGGTGGGGGCTGTTCACAAAGACCAACCACATGCTAAATTATATTATGTAAATAAATTACCATCACCTCCAGACACAACTTATGAAGATTTTTTATCTTCAATTACTCCAACAGAGGGCCAAACATACACCCCAACTACATCTACAAGTAACATTCAAAGACCTACAACAACAGACAAATATGGAAATAAAGTGTCTTCAAAACATAAAACATCAACATCTACTAAAGGAGGAAGTTCTTCTGGGGGTGGGGATTCTTCTAGAGGAAGAAGTGGCTATTAGAAAAACTTTACATACATGCTAATGTATGTTCTATCTAATTGAAACAAAAAATCAACTTAATACATTAAAAGAAAAATTTAATGACATGATGTATCTTGAATTTATTCAAGGTAATGATAACACTCATCCTTTACTTAGTGAAATAATAGCTGTATATATTAATATAGAAAATCAAGGATACATTATACCTTTTAACCATACAGAATGTATTAATTGGGATAAAAATACTATTTTACCTATATTATCAAATTATACTTTTAGGGTTTTTGATAAAAAAGCCGCTTTACATGTGGCCCCCCAATTATCTTATACGGATATACAACATACAATACCCTCTATTAATAATAATACAACCCAATCACACACATGGTATTACCGTAAATTCCCACATACTAAAGTAAATAAAATGATACCTATTGGAAAACACCTAGAGCGTTGTAATAATAAGTATCATGAAATAATCGGTTATACTCCAGGAAAAACTAACAAATACACTAATGAAATTTTACTACCTGTTTTACAAAAGCTAGAACAAAATGGTTTAAAAATTAATAATAAATTTAACGATTATTTTACACCAAAGTGTAAAAAATTCTCCATAAAAGACAATCATATATATGGATGGTATAATCCATACACTACAACCGGAAGACCTGTAAATAATTTTAATGGAATAAATTTTGTAGGATTAAAACACGATAATGGAGAACGAGACAGTTTCGAACCAGACAATGATTTTTTTGTTGAAATGGATTATGATGGTTATCATCCTCGTTTAATAGGTGATATAGTCAATTATCAATTTAAAGACAACGTACACAACACACTCGCAGAAATTTATTTTAAATCCAAGGAAATTACACCAGAACAATATAAAAAAAGTAAAACACTCACATTTAAACAAATATATGGTGGTATAGATAAGGCAAACTTACATCATCCTTTTTTTCAAAAAACACAAAATTTTATAGACATTATTTGGGAAGAATTTAATAAAAAAGGATATATAGATGTAGGAAGTTATAAGATAAAAAAAGACGACCATCCTAAAATACATGCTCAAAAATTATTTAATTATTATATACAAGCAACAGAAACTGAAACTAATATTAGAGTAATAAATGAAATACAACAATATTTAGGTCATAAAAAAACAAAATTGGTTCTTTACATATACGATGCATTTATTTTTGATTTTTCAAAAGAAGATCATAAACATGTATTATTAGACTTACATACGATACTTAGTGAAAAATTCCCAGTAAAAATAAAAACAGGCAGACATTACGGGGCTTTACAATAAATTTATATTTATACAACGGAAACCCCATAGTATGAATAATAGATTATACTGTACATTTACAACATCTTCTGATGTTGAACAACTTGTAGATAAGATACAAATGTCTTATGTCATTCTTTTTAATAAAATTTTTGTATTAGAAAGTTTGGATGGGGAGAAAATTATGCTTACTTATAATGTAGACTTAGGAAATTCATTAAATGAATTTATGGTAGATAATACAATATTGGTTCATAGAAAAAAACAAACAAATACTCTTTATACTATAAATGCTTTAAATGATTTGATAAAGTCTTTAAATAATGGGGTTTTAGATAAAACTTATCCTATAAATTGGAATGATTATAAAAACTGCATATTATTAATACAGGCAGACGGTTTTAATAAAATTGATACAAAAATCAATAAAATAATAAATCTTTAATGAAAAAATCTGAATTAAGACATATAATTAAAGAACAAACAGAAAAAACTGTTAAACAATGTCCTGCTCCAACTCAAGATTTAGAATTAAATACTCTTAATCGTAATAGAGCTATTAAAGCTGACTTTATTAAATATGGTCCTTTAAATCTATCAGATAAAGAATATTGGGAAGAATATGCTAAAAAATGGGGTGAAACAACATCAGCTGAAGAAGCTAAAAATTCAAATTGTAGTAATTGTGTAGCATTTGACATTTCTAAAAGAATGGAAACATGTATGCCTGGTAGTACTGATGAAGATGGTAGATTAGGTTACTGTTGGATGCATCATTTTAAATGTCATTCAGCTAGAACTTGTTATACATGGGCTGCAGGTGGTCCTATTAAAGATGATGAAGCATCATTTGATTGGCAAAAACGTAATTTAAAAGGTGCTTTAGATAAAGAACCTATTGAAGCTATAGAAGAAAATTTAAGAAATTGGTTTAAAAAAGAAGATTGGGTACGTATAAACACATCAGGTAATATAGCGGGTAAATGTGGTACTATGAAAAAGGGTAAAGCAACAACACGTTGTTTACCTAGAAAAAAAGCTCAAGCTATGACTAAAGCTGAAAGAAAAGCTACTGTAGCTAAAAAAGTAAGAGGAAGTAAAAAAGGCAAACAGTTTGTAAAAGTAAAATAATGAATAAAAAAGAATTAAGAGATATTATACTTAAAACTTTAGAAAAAGAAGGTGGGGCAGCTGGTTTAAAAGCACTTACAAAAGCATCTAATACTTCTAAAAAAGACTTAAAAAAATCATTATCTAAAATGAGTGGTGTAAAACAACACCAAGATGGAGATTATATTTCAACACCTATTAATGAATTAGAAAATCAAATAGTTGAAATGGTTAATGAAAAACTTTGTAAAAAAGGTAAAGCATACATAGCAAAGCGTAAAAGAGCAGGAGAAAAATCATCAGCCTATCTTTCTGGCAGAGCTGTACGAGTATGTAAGGGCCAAATTAAAGGTGAAAACATAGAAGAAAAAGAAGACTATGTGGTAGTAGATAAAAGAAATTTACGACCACTTATGATGAATTATGGTGGTGGTCAATTTTATGAAAAATGGTCAACAGAAGAAAAAGCCCAAGCAGATGCAGATGAATTAAATAGAGCTTATCAAAAAACATATGGTGCTGTAGAAGGACCTCATGTTGTTATGTATAAATCTGATTATTTTGAAGAAAAAAGAAAACAAGAAAAAAATAGTAAAGATTTAGATGAAATAAATATGTCTATTGAAGAAATATTAGACGTAGAAGTTATAGATGAAAATATAATGGAAGCTAAATATAAAGGTAAAACAGTTACTTTAAATAAACCAATGAGGGGTGACAGTAAAAAATTTAAGGTTTATGTCAATTCAGGTAAAAAAAATGCTGATGGTTCAATTAAGGTAAAAAAAGTTAATTTTGGACATGGGGGTACATCAGCAAAAAGACCAACAATGAGAATTAGAAAGTCAAATCCTAAACGTAGAAAAGCATTTAGAGCAAGACATCGTTGTGATAATCCAGGACCCAAAACCATGGCTAGATATTGGTCATGTAAAAAATGGTAAAATTTCCAATAAAAAATTTGGTTTAGCTAAAATAGCTTTATACATATGTGTAAAGTTATAGTAGAATTATATAATTAATAAATTAAACAGTTATGAATTTAGATGAAATCAAGAAACGTTTAGACAAACTAAACAACAAAGGGGGAGGTGGCTCTAGCGACTTCAAGAACAATTTTTGGAGACCACCAGTAGGTGAAAAATCAGTAGTAAGAATAGTACCTTATGCACATAACAAAGACTTTCCATTCTCGGAATTATACTTTTACTTTGGTATTGGTAAACCAAGAATGATTGCTCTTTCTAACTTTAGCGAAGCAGATCCAATTATGGAATTTGCAACTACGTTAAAAAAATCAGGCGACAAAGAAAACGCTGAATTAGCTAAAAAATTATGGCCTAAACTTAGAGTTTTTGCTCCAGTA